CGCTGCCAGCAATCACCGCAGCATGAACAGCGAAATCATTCACCGCCTGCAGCAGTCCTTCGTCGCCGAGCTCGGCTCGCAGTCCCCGCAGGAGCAGCTCGACGAGCTGCTGCGCCGTGCCGCGCAACTGAGCAACCAGATCCTCACCGACCGCAATGCTGAACACCACGAGGAGCCAAGCCATGGCTGAGTCCCAAGAAATCCAGATTCCCGAAGGCTGGGTCCGCAATGCGACCGGCAATCTGGTGCACGAAAGCGAGATCAGCGAGCAGGACAAGCTGCGCGACCAGGTAGTGATGGGCATCGCTACGGTAGCGCTGCGCCTGAACGGCGAGCTGAAGGCCCTGAAGGAAAAGGCCCTGGCCGAAATCGACGACCTCATCACCATCGCCGGCGAGAAGTACGACATGAAGCTGGGTGGCCCGAAGGGCAACGTCTCGCTGCTGTCATTCGACGGGAGTTTCAAGCTCAAGCGTATCCATCAGGACAGCATCACCTACACCGAGGAGATGGAGGTCGCCAAGGCCAAGGTGTTCGAGTGCATCAGCCGCTGGGGCCAGACCGTACATGAGGATGCTCACAAGCACCTCTTCACGCTGGCCACCAGGGCCTTCCGACCCACCAAGAGCGGCGAGATCAGCATCTCTCGCGTCACGGACATGCTGCGCGCCGAGATCAACGACCCCGACTGGAGGAAGGCCAAGCAGGCAGTCCAGGACAGCCTGATCGTCAATGGCAAAGCGGTGTACATCCAGGTGCAGCAGCGGGTCGGTGATAAGAAGTACTCGACGATCCTGCTCGATATCGCGGGGGTGTGACATGGACCAGGATCGCATTCTCGACAAGATCAAGAAGTGCCTGGAGATGGCCAAGGGCAAAGGCTCGAACCCGAACGAAGCCGAGATCGCGCTGCGCCAGGCTCACAAGCTGATGGAAGCCTACAACCTGGAGATGGGTGACGTGCTGGCCAGCATGGCGGGCGAAGTCACTATCGAGGCGGGATCGGATGGCACGCCGCCCACTTGGCGTATCCGGTTGGCTCACACATGTGCGCACGCGTTCGGCACTCGCATGATCATCACGCAAAAGCTAAGGGGGCATTTCGATGTCGTCGGCGCTTTCATTTTCGTGGGTTGTGCTGCAGCTCCAGAGCTGAGCGGATATGCCTATCAAGTGCTGGAGCGACAGTTGCAGAAGGCTCGCCGTGAGTTTCTGTCGTCGCCAAATAACAAGCGGTGCAAGCGTTCAACCAAGGTTGCCCGTGGCGACCACTTCGCCAACGGCTGGATCGACGCGGTTTACCACAAGGTGGATGAATTCGCCGGCGTCGACGACAGCATCGCCGAGGCGATCGAGGCGTATATGGCGAAGCACCACGCCGACCTGGGCAAGCACGAAATGAAACGCCGCAAGCTCAAGGCCCGCGATGAAGGCGCCGCTGAGGCCGGATACCTAGCTGGCAAATCCGCGCAGCTCCACCACGGCCTCGGCAACAAGCAGGTCGCCCGACTGACGCAGGGGGTGTGACATGTCATTACTCAACGACTGCGACTACGAAACCACAACGCTGTTGAATGTGATCCAGAAAGCCGAGGAATCGGACGAGAACACCTACGACATGGTGCATCTCACGCTGGACTCCGGCCGGGAATTGATACTGCTGGCGGTCACTGCCGAGCAGCTCGATCCGATGGCTGATTTGTTGGAGTCGGTGCGGGTCATGAGGGAGGAACGCTGAGATGCCAGCTCTCGGCGCCCTGGCTATGGAGGCCCTCGTACGGGCGAAGAGGAGGATCGATCATCGTCATGCCTGCAGGAATAAGCGGCTCTGGACTGAGGCTGAACAGCAACTGCTGCGGGATCGCTACGCCGACGAGGACACAGCGCAGATCGCAGCAGATCTCGGTCGATCTATCGACCAGGTATATGCCAAGGCCTATGCGTTGGGACTTCACAAGTCGGAGGAGTTTCTTGAAGCGTGCCTGAAGCGCTGCGGCGAGCAGCGTGCCGAACATGGACGGGCAACCCGATTCCAGAAGGGCTTGGTGCCATGGAATAAGGGGCTGACAGGTATTCCAAGCAAAGGGCGGATGAAAGAAACCCAGTTTCGGAAGGGCAACAAGCCAGGCAACTGGCTACCGATCGGGAGCCATCGCACCAGTCAGGATGGCTATCTCCAGCGCAAAGTCACTGATACCGGATACCCACCCAGGGATTGGATTTCCGTGCATGTCCTGCTTTGGGAAGAGCACAACGGACCGGTACCACCAAGCCACTGCCTCTGCTTTAAGGACGGCAACAAGCAGCGCATCGAGCTGGAGAACCTGGAGCTGATCACCCGCGCCGAGCGTATGCGGCGCAACACCATTCACCGCTATCCGCCTGAGTTGAAAGATGCCATCAGGACGGTCAGCAAGCTCAAGCGCACCATTCGGAGGGTTGAGCATGAAAAACAAGGTTGAGGATCTGCGGAACCATCTCTTCGCCACCATCGAAGGGCTGCTGGATGAAGATAAGCCGCTGGACATCGAACGTGCGAAGGCTGTCGCCCACGTCGGTTCGGTGATCATCGAATCAGCGAAGGTCGAAGTGAAAGCCTTGGAAACGCTGGGTGGCCAGGTTAAGAGCGACTTCCTGCAGCTTACGCACCAGGGGAGCTGATATGTCGATCACCAAAGCCACTCTCAGCAAGATTCACATCGCCAGGCAGCAGTTGCGCATGGACGACGACATATATAGAGGGCTGCTCGGCCGCGTGGCCGGTGTCCGATCCGCCAAGGAGCTGAACACCCGCCAGGCCAGCGCTGTGCTCCGCGAGTTCGAGCGCCTTGGTTTCAAGCCGACGCCCAGCCCGAAGGCCAAGGGCAAGCCGCACAACTTCAATAAGCTGCCGGCCGAGATCGAGGTGATCGAGGCGCAGCTGGCGGACATGAAACTGTCCTGGAGCTACGCCGATCGGATCGCCAAGCAGATGTTTGGTGTAGCCCGCGTGGCGTGGCTGAAAAAGCCCGACCAGGTGAAAGCGATCCTGGCCGCGCTACACGTCGAACAGGAGAAGCGTGGCCTGCTGGAAAGCGTGGAAGCCCTTTGCGAGCAGCTCGGCATCGAGCATCCAGAACAGGTCATGGGTTTGGAACAGTTGCCGAAGGACTGGAAGCGCCAACGTCCAATTCTCAAGGCACTTGTGAAAGCCATGCAGGATGCCGTAGATGCACGGAGGGCTATCTGATGCACCTGCAGTGTCCGTGCTGCGGCGAGCAGTTCCCGTTCGAGGCCGGCTTCGCCGATGCTGATGGCAAGCGCCTCGCGGCGCTATTTGCCGGCCTTGAGCCGAAGCTGGGGCGGGCGGTGCTCAACTACCTGCGTCTCTTCAGTCCGGCCAAGCGGGGCCTGCGCACCACCAAGGCAATACGGCTGGTCGAGGAACTGCTCGACCTGGTCAATGCCGGACAGGTGCAACGCGATGCGCGTACCAACGACTCGAAGCCGGCTGCCCCAAGGCTGTGGGCGGCTGGAATCGAACAGATGATTGCCAGCCGCGAGCGCCTTCAACTACCGCTGGAAAACCATAACTACCTGCGTGCCGTGGTGTACGGCATAGCCGCCGACCCTGCCCAGGCCACTCAACTGGCACCCGCCAGGCCGGTGGCCGCCGGCAGCGTAGCCACCGTACAGCAGGTGATGCAGGAAGCGATTAGCCGCATCAATGCGGACGAGCGCCTGGGCCTTATAGATAGTGAGGAAGCTGATCGCCGTCGCCAGGCGGCAAGGGGGAGCACATGAAACTCCGGCCACAGCAGATCCGCCGGCGGAACAACATGCTTCGCGAGCTGGCTGAGCTGGTCACCTCATCGCTGAAGAAGCACGGAATCAGCGACGACAAGGCCATCAACGAAGCCGAGGAACTCGCATTCCAGTTACACCAGCGCTGGGCTGGTATTACCTTCACCTTCCCCGTGAAGGACGACCTGGCCCGCAAGCGTCTGGAGCTGCACATCCTGGAAGAGTATGACGGCACCAACGCCGACATTCTGGTCCGCCGCTACGGCGTCACCGAGGATTGGATATACTCGGTTCTCCGTACCCATCAACGCCGGCGAGTCGATGAAAACCAAGCCAAGTTCGACTTTGGCGACGCCACTCCCTGACGAAAAACGGCGTTACCGTACTGGCAACGCCGTTTCATTCTTCATCCCACTATTTTCCGGCTTGTTCCCTTATATCCCGCTTTTATCACGCTTTCCCTGTAATCTTTTTCTCAAGCCTGCACATGTGAGCGTCTTCCAACTCTGAGCCATGCTGGCCCTTGCCCCTCTGGCTTCTTGTTAGTCTCGAACCCTTCTGATGTGCCGTTTCAAGGACGAATGCGATGAACATGATCCGAACACTTGCCTTGCTCGTAGGCTGCGCCGCCGCGGCTGCCTGCAGCTCGGCCAACCTGCCTGAAAGCCAGAAACTCTCCCCCGAAAAGGTCGGCGAGATTGCCGCCCGGATCGAAGCGCAGTATCCGAATCTGGCGCAGGACAAGCGTGATGAAGTGCTTCGCGTGGTGGTGCGGTCGCTCGACGAGATGATTTTCATCGAGGGCGGCACTTTCGAGATGGGGGATTTCGGCTGGAAGTGCGATTTCAACCCCGCCGAAGTCTGCACTTGGCCGTGCGGTGTACCTGAAGACAGTGTTTGCAACATCACGATGATGGGTGATGCACCGCTGCATGCCGTAGAACTCTCCAGTTATCACCTCGCAGCCAAAAAGACCAAGCTGGGTGATTTCGACTTGTATCGAGCCGTGAAGGGACTGCCACCGGTTCGAAGCGAACTACGGGACCGAGAGCGGCTTAAATATTTATTCGATCCAATGAATCCAGCCCCGATCAGGGAATGGCAGGAAGCCAAGGACTATTGCCAGTGGGTTGGAAAACTCAGCGGCTATCCTGTGGATTTGCCCACCGAAGGGCAATGGGAATACGCCGCGCGAAGCGGCGGGCAGAAGGTGCTATATCCGACCGACGATGGCAGCTTGAAGCTCGGCGTAAACTACGCGAAGGGAGGCGGGAAAATTCTAACTGAGCGAGTCGACGCTTACCCCCCCAATCCGCTCGGGCTCTATGCCATGTCGGGTATCGCTACGGAGGTGGTGAATGATTGGTACTCAAAGGATTACTTTCAACGGTCGCCGACCAAGGATCCTCAGGGCCCTGAAGCCGGAGAGACAAAAGTCGCTCGAGGGACTAATTCAATAGAGACGCCTTGGCTTTCAGCCAATACGGTGATTCGGCGGAGTCGACCACTCGATATCGGTAAGCATCTTTTTACTGAGAGCTTTCGCTGCGCTGTTAGAAGTAGCGAGCCACTGTAAGAACGATGGGGCCCCGTGACCCCATCTCTCTTAAGCTAAGGACAGTCTGAAAAAGACTTTCTGATTTTGGCAAAATAGCCGAACGCCACCCACCGAGTTTTCTGATGAAGCAGATGACCTTC